ACTGCTCCCGTATTGGGAACGCCTGCTAGTGGTACTTTGACTAACGCCAGTGGACTTCCCTTGTCTACAGGTGTAACAGGAACTCTCCCTATTGGGAATGGTGGTACGGGTGCATCCACTCTAGCAGGGGCTAACATCCCTGTTGTCAATGTTAGCAACACCTTTACTGGCACACAGACATTCTCAGGCACATCATCAGCTACTGCCATTGTCTTAAACGATGCAGCAGAGGTTGCAACAGTATCAGCTACAGCAGCTACAGGCACAATCAACTATGACATCACCACGCAGTCAGTCTTGTACTACACAAGTAACGCAAGTGCTAACTGGACAGTTAACTTCAGAGGCTCTAGCGGTACTTCATTGAATACTTTGATGAGTACAGGTCAGTCAATGACTGTGGCTTTCTTGGTAACTCAAGGCTCTACTGCTTACTACAACTCTGCTGTTCAAGTGGATGGCACGACTTCTGGAGTTACGACACGTTGGTTAGGTGGTGCGCCTACTGCTGGTAATGCTAGTGGCATTGATAGCTATCGTTATTTGATTATCAAGACGGGTAGTGCGACTTTCACAGTCTTGGCAAGCAACACACAATTTAAGGCTTAACACTATGCCATTACAAGCAACAAGTGGTGCAGCTTCTTATGATGCCTTTGGTGGTGGTGCGGCTGCTGTTCCTAACTACATAGAAGAATGTTTCAGCACGACACTCTACACAGGCAACGGCTCTACACAGACCATCACCAATGGTATTGATTTGTCTACTAAGGGTGGATTGCTATGGATGAAGTCTAGGAGTGCTGTTGCTGGTCATATGTTGTACGACACAGCTTCTAATGCAACTTTGCGTTCTGACTCAACTTCTGCAAACTCAGGTTATTACCCCACATACATTAACCCTACTTCTAGCGGATTCTTTCTTGACGCATCTGCTGGTGGTGGGTTTAACACAAATGCAGTTACCTACGCCTCATGGACATTCCGAGAGCAAGCAAAGTTCTTTGATGTTGTGACTTATACGGGGACTGGAACATCAGATAGAACTATTGCGCATAATTTAACTAGCACTCCAGGTTGCATCATTGTTAAACGTACTGACAGCACTGGTGAATGGTATGTTTATCACAGAGAAATTACAACATCTAATCCAAGATTTTATCATTTACGATTAAATTCTACGGCAGCTCTTGCGGGTGCGCCCGCTGTTTGGGATAACCCTGCGCCATCAGATACAACATTTACTGTTCAAACTGGAACAACAAATGATTCTGGTGCAACGTACGTTGCCTACCTGTTCGCTCACAACGCAGGAGGCTTTGGTCTGACTGGTACAGACAATGTGATTTCGTGTGGGTCGTTTACGACTGATGGTTCAAGCAATGCAACCATTACGTTGGGCTATGAGCCTCAATGGGTGTTGACAAAACGATCTGATAGTAGTGGCGCATGGGGTCTTTACGACACAATGCGTGGTTGGTCTTACAGCGCACAAAACTATTTGTTGCCAAACGACTCTGGCGCAGAAGGAACTATTAACTCAACTAACTTTAAGCCGACTGCAACAGGCTTTACAGTTGGGTCGCCATACGATTCTTCTGCAACCTACATCTACATAGCCATTCGTAGAGGCCCGATGAAAGTGCCTACGAGTGGGACTAGTGTGTTTAGTCCTAACTTTACAAGTTCAGCAACAACCCCTTTAACTGTTACAACTAATTTCCCTGTTGATTTAAGTATTCTTAGAACAACTGGCGGTTCTGCAAATTATGATTTTGATAGATTAAGAGGTGCTAGTTCTACTACAGGGAAATATTTAATAACCAATAGCACCGCTGCAGAAGGTACATCCACTACTTACACAGTAGGTATGCAAAGCAATACCGCTGTAATTGATTATGGATTTTTGGCAGGCGATACAACGCCTAAGATATATTGGAACTTTCAACGCGCCCCCAGCTTCTTTGATGAGGTTTGCTATACAGGTAATAACGCATTTAATCGTGCGATATCCCACAATCTAGCGGCTGTTCCGGAGTTGGTTATTACAAAAGTTAGGTCAACTACTTCAAACTGGGCTGTTTATTCTGCGGCAACGGGACTTGGGTTTCCAATGGCTTTAAACACTACCGCCGCTGCGGGTGCAAATCCATATGTATGGGGAACAACTGCACCAACAAGTACTAACTTTTACATTGGCGATGACACACGCACGAACGGTGGAGGCTTTACTTATGTCGCCTACCTATTTGCAACCTGCGCAGGTGTTTCCAAAGTAGGAAGCTACACAGGCACAGGCACTACAAAGCAAATTGACTGCGGCTTCACGGGTGGTGCGAGGTTCGTCCTCATTAAGAAAACAAGCGGTACGGGTTCGTGGTACGTCTGGGATAGTGCTCGGGGTATCGTGTCAGGAAATGACCCATATCTTTTATTGAATTCAACTGCGGCTGAAGTAACTAGCACAGACTACATTGATACTTACTCAGCAGGTTTTGAAATTAGTTCAACAGCCCCCTCAGAAATCAACGAAAATGGCGGTAGTTTTATCTTTTTGGCGATTGCTTAGACATGAAAAGCGGAATCTATCACATTAAGAATACTGTGAGTAACGGCATCTATTTTGGAAGGTCTGTTGATGTTCCAGATAGATTGTCGCACCACAGACAACAATTAAGGCGTGGTGTTCATGTTAACAAGCGTTTGCAACATTCATGGAATAAACATGGTGAGCAAGTATTTGAATTCAAAATGGTTTGGGAAGAAACTCAAGATAAGCTAGAAGAACTTGAAGGTTTTATTCTTGAGGAAGTATGGGGCAATGAGAGATTGTTTAACCATCACAAACTGTCTGCTGGTGGATTCTTGCCAAACAATAAACTAGGTTGCTTTACAAGGTCAGAAGAAACCAAAAAGAAATTAAGCATTGCCTTTAAAGGTCGTGAATTTTCTGAACAACATAAGCAAAAGATTGCAGTAGGTAAAACTGGTTTAAAAGCTAGTGATGAAACCAAAAAGAAAATGTCAGATAAAAGGATTGGCAAAGCAAGACCTCAATCATGGCATGACAAGATGGCCGAATATAGGGAAAACAATCCAAACCCTATGCAAGGCAAGATTAGCCCCATGAGAGGAAAGAAGTTCCCTACTATTGCTTGTGAGCATTGTGGTAAGGAAGCCTCAAAAGGAAATTACTTACGCTGGCATGGAAATAATTGTAGGAGCAAATAATGCAAATCAGAACACAATCAGGACAAGTCATGTACGAAAGTGAATTTCGTGCATACACAAAAGCCAATGGTGGCCCATCATGGGAAATAACAACAACTGAAGTCTTAGAGGCTTTGGGTGCTGATGTAGTCTTTGAAGGCGCACAAGCAACGGGCGGAACTGTTTATCAATACTCTCAAGTCTCTGGTATTGAGCAGATTGAAGGTAAATGGTACACAAAGTATGTGCTTGGCCCTGTCTTTACAGATGGTGAAACTACTGCTGCTGAACAAGAAGTGGCTTACAAGGCTTCTAAGGATGCTGAACAGGCTAAGAATGTTCGTGCTTCTAGGGATGCTAAGTTAGCTGAGACAGATTGGAGATTTCGTAGCGATATGACACCATCTCAAGAGTGGAAAGATTACTGCCAAACATTGAGGGATATTCCTTCTCAAGAAGGCTTCCCTTGGACAATTACATGGCCTGTTGAGCCACAATAAGGAGCAATCATGGCTATTTCTGACGCATTGCGTTATCAACTTAATACAGGTGGTTCTGCGGATACCCTGTATGGAATCATTCGTGATTTTCTTGCTACAAACCCAGATGCTGCTACTACTCAAGCACAGATGGCTCAGTATGGAATCTCTGGTGAAGACGTAGCCAATGCTACAGGTGGTAAATCAGGTGGTTTGCTTAGTGGCAACATCTTAGCGGGTGCTAGTTGGAATAGTTCTAACACTGCTTTACAGAACCAACTTACTGAGGCTACTGGTCAACAAACGGCTAACTATGCTGTTGCTGGCTCTACTACTTCTGACACTCTTAAACAACTAAATACATTCTTAGCAGGTGGTGGTCAGTTTGATCCTAATGCTACTGTTTACTTGCAAGCAGGTGGTGTTGACTTTATTACTGGCGTAGATAAAGGTGTTGTTAAAGATAACCTAAACCAGATCGTTAAGACTCTTGGCGATCAAGGTGTCAATGTTGTTCTTACTGGCTCGCCTTATGCTAAGTCTGTTGAAGATGTAATCACTAACAACTTTGATCCTAAAGTTGACCAGATTTATACAGATGTTGCCAAGGCTAACTCTAATGTTGCTTTAGTTGGTACTCAAGGTGAGATTCTGCAAAACAAGAAATTGTTGGTAGATGCTTTACATACCAACGCTGAAGGTACTGCAGTCTATAACCAATCAGTTATTGATGCTTTATCTCAGTTTAAGAATGAAGTTCCATCTAGCACTCCGCAAGCTATTGCACAAGTACAACAGACAAATACTGTAGCTACAACTCCCCCAGTTATTACTCAGGCTGCTGAAAATCCTGATGTTGCTCAATCATTAGTTAGAGCAATTCCTACTCCTCGTGGTCGGGTGATTGAAGGTGACAACATTGAAGCGCAAATGGCTGGTGTTCCTCAAGTTGTTTATGAGACTAAAGTAGACCCCAACAATCCTGCCAACTGGCAAACTGTTAATCCTAAAACGGGTGAAGTAATCAACTCAGGCACTTTTGCTGGTGGTGGTGATCGTGGTTTATTAGCCGCTGCTGCTCCTGTCATTGGATTGGCTGCATCTACTGTTGGTCTGCCTTTTATTTCAGGTCTGTTAGGTGGAGCTACTGGCTTGACAGGCTCTGCTTTGGCTGGTGCTACAGGTGCAACCATTGGTGGTGGAACAACTGCAATAGCAGGTGGTACAGGTAAAGATATACTTAAAGGTGCTTTGCTTGGTGGTGCTGCTTCTTATGGTGCATCTGCATTGGATAACTATCTTGCTACTGGTTCTACTGCTGACGTTGGATTGACAGAGCGTCAGTTTGCTATTCAAGATGCCAAGAACTTAGCAAGCCAAGGTTTATCAACTACTCAAATTGCTGATACTTTGACGGCTGGTGGGTATAACGACATAACTGTTCAAAGAGCAATATCTTCTTTAACAGGCACTGCAGCATCAACATTGCCAATACCTGGCGCTGTAAATGTTACTGGTACTGCTGCACCTGCAATTAGTACGGGTGGTTTATTGAGTAGTGTAGTTGCTCCAACAACTACTGCAACTACTACTCCAGTAACGCAAGGTGGAACTGTAAATGTAACTGGTGCGGCACAACCACAAATGGTAGATCAAGCAACTTTAAATTTGGTTGCTAATCAACTTGCTTCTAATTTAGGAACTAACGCTAACTTAGCAAATGTTCAAATTACAGCAGACAGACCAGCTTCTGCGCAAGAGATTACAAATGCAATTCTTGCAACTGTACCTAATGTAACTCTTCAACAAGCACAAACTCAAGCACAAGTATTGATTACAAGTGGTCAGAACTTAACTACTAATGATTTGGTTACTGCTGTATCTTCTGTTTCGCCAAACATTACTAATAGTGTTGCAGAGCAGATTATTACTAGTTCAAATTCAAGTTCTATCCCGTCAGTAGTTAACTCTTTGGCGGCAGTTACTGCATCAACAATTCCTGCTAGTTCGATTGCAACTCAAACAATTACTGGCAAAAGAGAACCTGGCATTACCAGTGATATTACTGCTGCAACAATCCCGTTGATTCAGCCAAGTACGCCATTAACATTGCCTGAAATACCAAAGCAAACAACAACAGCATCCAATCCTTTGCTTAACACGGCAGGGACTTTAGGCTTATCAAGTTTGCTATCAGGATTGCCTAACTTGATCTCTGGTGGTCTTGGTACTGCGGGTAATCTTTTGCAGATGCAAACGTCAAGAGAAGCAGCTCAACGTGCGCAAGCAATGATTGATGCTGAGACAAAAGCGGCTAAAGATGCGGCTCAGTTCAGACCTATTGGCATGACCACAAGGTTTGGTACTTCTCAGTTTGGTTTTGATCCTGCCACTGGTAGATTAACAAGTGCTGGTTATGCCTTAACACCTGATGTTAAAGCCCAACAAGATCGTTTTATGGCTTTGTCCAATCAAGGTCTGACACAAGCAGAACAAGCACAAGGACAATTTGCTCCTCTCCAGACGGGCGCACAACGTCTATTTGGTTTGGGTAATCAATACTTGGCTCAATCTCCAGAGGCAGTTGCCCAGAACTATCTGAACCAACAGATGGCTTTGCTACAACCAGGTCGTGAGTTAGAACTTGCTAATCTGCAAAATAAACTCCAACAACAAGGTCGTGGTGGTCTATCTGTGGCTCAAGGTGGAACTATGGGTGCTACTACTCCTGAACTACAGGCTCTGTACAACGCTCGTGCCCAACAAGAAGCTCAATTAGCTGCTAATGCACAACAAGCGGGTCAAAGAGATGTCATGTTTGGTGCGGGATTGTTAGGTCAAGGTGCGGGTGCTATGGGGCAGTATTATTCTGGTCAACAAGCCGCTTATGCGCCTTATACCGCTGCTTTGGGTCAGGCTCAGACCTTGGAGACATTAGGTCAACAACCTTACAACATGGGTGTTAACTTGGGTCAACTTGGCGCACAAGCAGGATTTAATGTTGGTCAACTAGGCTTAAAAGGTGCACAGATTAGTGCAGGTTTAGCTACAAGTGCTGATGCAACACGCAATCTTTTGGCTCAAGGTTTAACTGCCGCAGGTAATCCTAATGCGATGTTTGGTCAAGCATTGGGCGGTTTGTTTGGAGGTGGTCTTCAATCTGCGTTTAGTGGAACTAGTTTAGGTGCATCAGGTTTTGGCACTGGATTGGCCTATGGCAATCAAGACCTCGGCTTGTTCTTATAAGGAATCATCATGGCAGAAAATATCGTAGCGGGTCTGTTTGGTTTGACTCCACAAATGTATCAAAACCAACAGTACAACCAAGACCTTAAAAGAGGCTATGAGTTGGCACAACTCTCCCCTGGTGCTGCGGCTCAAGCGGGATTACAGGCTAGTGTTGGTCAACTAGGTCGTGGATTTGCAGGTGCTATGGGCATAGAAGACCCTCAGTTGAAGATGATTAGTGCTAGGAATGCTATTGCCCAACAGATTGACCAAACCAATCCTGAGTCGATCCTAAAAGGTGCTCAAATGCTTGCTCAAGCAGGTGACCAACAAGGTGCTATGGCTTTGGCTCAATATGCTCGTCAATCTCAAAGTGAGATGGCTCTGACTCAACAGAGAAAAGCGGCAGAACAAGCATCTTTGGCTACAACTGCTAAAACACAATTGTCTATCAGACAAGAAGAGCAATTGCGTGATGAGTTGTCTAAACTTCCTCAAAATGCTTCACAAGATGATGTTCTTTCTATTGTCACTAAATATGGTTCACCAGACAAGGTTTTGGCGGCTCTACAGGCTTCTGCAGACAAAGCCGCTGCTAATGTAGCAAGAACTGAGACGGCACAATTGGCTAATCAAGCAAGGATTGATGCGGCTAAAGTTGCGGCTGATGCAAAAATTGAAGCGGCTCGTATGGCTGGTGCTACTGCCTTGCAAATTGCTCAAATGAGGGCTGATTCTGCTAGAGAGTTAAGAATGTTAACGGCATCACTTAAAGGCCCTAAAGTTCTTGCTCCTGGTTTACAAAAAGAAGAAGACAAAGAGCTTGAGTTGGTTGATTCATTAACTGCTCGTGAGAGTTCATTAGCTCCCGCAATTGCGTCTTTAACTCCTGATCCAAAAACTGGAAAACCACCATTAGAACTTGGCCCTGTCAACAATCTGCGTTATCAAGCACAGAATGCGGCAGGTAACTCTACTGTTGAGAGTAGAAACTATGCTGCTTTACAACGCTCTGTCCAAGAAGCTACTAACTTGAAGACAGATGCCGCTAAAGGTGTTCAAACCGACAAGGATGTGTTGCGTTTTGCCAACGAACTTATTGCGGCTTTTGGTGGAAATGACACTAAAACAACACTTGAAGCTCTTAGTAACTTCTCAAAATCTACTGCAAAAGCTAAAGAAAACGCTCAAAAACGCATTGATAGTCGTCGTGTATCACAGGGTGTAGAGCCTTATTACGGCATCAAGGCTGGCACTGCACAAAACCCTATTAAACTAGACTAAAGGTAAGCATCATGGCGACTGTTTATGAATACAAAGGCGCATCCTATGAATTGCCTGATGGCTTATCAAATGAAGCCGCTTTAGCCAAAATTAAGGCTAGTTTGGGTGAGGCACAACTTTCTGCCCAACCTACTCCTCAGCCTTCTGCACAACCTAGTGCTGAAGCTCCAAAAGAGCAAGGGTTGGGTGATCTTCTTAGACGACAGCTTGGTTTGGCTACTCGTGCTGTTGTTACTGGTGTTTCTGCCCCTGCAAATATTGTTACTGACTTTCTAAGCGGTGCAGTCAATGTTGGTGCGAACATTATTGGATCAGAAAAACGTGCGCCTTATTTGTCTAAAGAGCAAAGTAAAGGTTTGACGCAACTTGGTGTTCCTGAACCTGAAACTGGTGCTGAACGGGCGGCTCAAGTTGGTATGCAAGCATTGACCTCTGCAGGTGGAATGGCGGCAACTGCTCCTAAATCTATCTTTGGTGCTGATTTAGTTCGTCAACTCCCTGCCGCTACTGTTGCTCCTATGGTTGCACAACCTGTAGCAGAAATAACTAAAGAAGTAACTGGTAGTGACTTAGCCGCAACAATTGCCGCTTTAGGTGTTTCTGGTGCTGTTGGAAAATTTACAGGTGATGTTGCTGGTCGAATTGCCGCAGGTAAACAGCCAACTACTACGATGGCTGATGTTCAGCAAAAAGCAACTCGTGCTTACACAAAGGTCAAAGACCAAGGTATTGAATTATCAGGTCAGAATGCAACAAGCCTTGTTGACAAAGTAAAAACTCGTTTAGATACGGCTGATTACATTCCAGAAAATGCCGCACCTGTTGCGAACATTTTGAAAAACTATGAAAGCATCTTAGAGCGAGGAAATGTTACTTTTGATAATGTTGAGAAGATGCGTAGGTTAGCAAATAACTTAAAAAGCAATCCAGATAAGAACATTCGCAGACTTGCTAGTGAAATGGTTGATACCATTGATGACCACGTTGCAACCTTGTTGCCAAAAGATGTAGTTTCTGGTGCGGGTGGTATTGATGTAGCTGTTAAGACAATCATGGAAGCCCGTAAAGATTTTAGAAACCTAAGTCGTGCCTCTACTCTTGATAACATCTTAAATGTTGCTGAAACAAAAGCCTTAAATCCAAGCGCATCTGAGAGTGAGTTGATTCGCCAAGGGTTTATTGGTCTTGCCGCCAACAAAAACAAGATGAATTTGTTTAGCAAAGATGAGCAAAATGCCATTAAAGCAGTTGCTAAAGGCAGTTCTTTAGACCCATTATTGACATTGATGGCTAAGTTTAACCCCCAACGTAGTCAATTGATTACGGGTGGAGCAGTAGGTTTTGGCATGGGAAGCCCAGAAACTTTGAAGTATTCGATACCAATTGCTGCCGCAGGTTATGGGGCAGATAAGTTACAAGCATTGATGCGTAAACAGTCTGCTGAAAAAGCAATGAGTGGATTGTTAACAGAAACAACTCCAGGGCCGCAACCTTCTTATTACACGAGAGGATTGCTCAGTACCATGATGAATCCTCCACAGCAATGAAAGACGGACTGTTTGCTATCTTAGTAGCAGTCCTGATTCTCTGTTTTGTAATCTTTTGTAGTTATATTATTGTTTGGGCATTTCCGTGATCGCCTTTCTCTTGGCGGCAACCATAGAGTACCGATGTATTAAATGGACTTGGACTGGCGATGTATTTAATCGCAGAGTAGTCTGTCTCAAGTGGGAGAGAAAGAAATGATCGATCCAATTTCTGCTTTAGCGGGGATTCAATCCGCTATTTCGATGGTCAAGAAGGCAGCTAATGTTGCCAATGACTTAGGTTCTCTTGCGCCCATGATTGGTAAGCTATTTGACGCCAAGTCTGTAGCTACAAAAGCCATGCTTCAGGCTAAACAGTCTGGCAAAGGCTCAAACATGGGTACGGCTTTGCAGATTGAGATGGCACTAGAGCAAGCTAGAGCGTTTGAGGAGGAACTCAAGATGCTCTTTATGCAGACAGGCAAGATTGATGTCTGGAACAAGATTAAAGCCCGTCAAGCAGAAATGGACTTGGCAGATGCTAAAGAGATAAGCGCATTAAAGAAGGCAGAGAAAGCCGCCAAAGAGAAAGAGCAAGAACAACTAGAGATTGGCTTGGCAATAGGTGGAATCTGCTTTGTGTTGTTTTTAGTCTTTGTTGGCGTGAATGAGATGATGGATTTCTGTGCGACTACTCGTAGATGTGGCAGATGAATGAGTATCAAAAGACCTTTGATATGTGCCTCAAGATATTCGTTTACGGGTGTGTGGCTTTGTACTTCTTAGGTTTTCTGAAGTTCTTACCTGATGATCTGTCTGACAGAATTGTCAATCTTCTACTTGGAAAGGTTGGTCTTGGTAAATGAAGTACATACTTGTATTTGTAGCTTTTATGCTACATGGCTGTGATGAGAAATACCGATATTTTTGTCAGAACCCAGATAATTTCCATGCTGAACCATGTCAAAAACCTAGATGCCAGTTCACTCAGACTTGCCCTGAGTACTTGGTTGCCCCAATCTTGGAGAAAAAAATCAATGATGTCCAACCAGAAACAAAAGTTAACAACTGACGAGATCGAGGTAAGAATTTGGGCGTTTGTTGTGATTGCAGTCACACTTATTCTCACATTTATCGTGATTTCCCTGCTCTACTCAGTGACTTTTGTCACTCAGCCTATCAAAAGTATGGCCCCGATTGACCAAGCCTATACCAAGATGCTGAACGACATTGTTCTTTTGATTGTTGGCGGTATCGGTGGAGTTATTGGTAAACGGGCTATGTCTAGTGCTTCTAGGGCGTTTAATCCTCCAACGCAACCAATGTGTCAACCAATGGGCTATGGAGGCTCTCAGGGCGGTTTTAACCCTTCCTACGGGTCTTCCTATGCCCCTCCGCAATCTGCGTATGGTTTACCTAGTCAACCTTTCGGTGCTATGCCTGTTTGGAAGAACCCTGAGTTGGATGAGAGTTGGACACCTGGCCCTCCTCCGACAACCCCTCCTGAACACCTAGAAGACGACCAAGAGCGTGAAGAGTTGGCTCAAGCAAGAAAAGAGGCTGAATAATGTTTCCTTTACCTTTACCTTGGTTAATCGTGGGTGTTTTGGTATCTCTCTTTGGTACATACCGAGTTGGACACCATTACGGGTGGCTAGAACGTGATGGAGACATGAAGATCGCCATTGCCAAAAAGAATGAGGAAGCTCGTCAGATCGAGCAAAACATGGGTGAGAAACTTAATCAACAATCTTTGAAATTACAGGAAGCCAATGATGCTATCAACAAAAAAACTACTGCTCTTGCTGTTGCCAATCGTGCTGGCAAGTTGCGCCTCTGCCCCTCAAGTAACGTACAAACCCCCTCAAATACCGCCTCTGCCCCCACAAATACAGAAGCAACCAGCCAACCTGACAGACCGACTAATGAACCTTCTGATGCAGAAAGAGCAACCATCGACGCCATCGCAGAAATAGTCGCTCAAGGTGATAGAAATACTGTTGCTTTGAACGCTTGTGTGGACTCGTATAACCAGATGAGAGATTTACTAAATGTCAGTAAATAAAGAACAACTCCGACAACTTCATATTGGTGAAGAGTGGGTAGATGCCCTGAATGCCACTTTTGAACGCTTTGACATTATGAATCCCCTTAGAAAGGCGGCTTTCATTGGTCAATGTGGGCATGAATGTGGGAACTTCAGAATCTTGGAAGAAAATCTTAATTACAGGGCAGAGGCTTTACAGAAACTATGGCCTAGAAGATTTGATGCTGCCAAGGCACAGGCTTGCGCTCGTAATCCTAAGTTGATTGCCAATACTGTTTACTCGAATCGGATGGGCAACAGAGATGAAGCATCGGGAGATGGGTATCGTTTCCGAGGCCGAGGATGTATCCAATTGACAGGCCATGCAAACTATTTCCATGCAGGTCAGGCTTTAGGGGTGGATTTTGTAATGCAACCTGAGTTGGTGGCGACTCCCATGTACGCTGCACTCACCGCAGGGTGGTTTTGGGATGTCCAAAAGCTGAACCAATATGCTGACAACAAGGACTATAAGACCTTAACCAAGAAGATAAATGGTGGGTTTATTGGCTTGGAAGACCGCATAAAGCATATAGACCATGCCTTGCTAGTTTTGGCTTCTTAAACTAAACTGTAACAAAACTTATATAAGGTGTTGAAATGCCTAACATTCCTACACCGCAAGATGTCGCTTTATTTGCACAAAGTGTCAAAAAGTGGCAACAAGTTCTTAGTCTGGGTGACTGGAGAATTGAGAAAGGAAGTAAACCAGCTAAAGCTGCTATGGCTTCTGTTGAGTTTACGCCTAACGCAAGATTGGCTGTGTATCGCATAGGAGACTTTGGGGCTGAAAAGATAACTCCAGAGAGCTTAGATAGGACTGCTTTGCATGAATTACTGCATATCTTTCTGCATGACTTGATGGTTGTTTCTCAAGACCCTAAATCATCTCAAGATGAGATAGAGATGCAAGAGCATAGAGTCATCAATCTATTAGAAAAGTTACTCTCTAAGGATTCCAATGGGTAGTAATAACGAAACGTGTACTGATACCGAATTCATCAAGTTATGGGGTCAACTTCAGTCTGCAACAAGATTAGCTGAACACCTTGGAATAAGTGTCAGAGCAACTCACTTGCGTAGAAGGTATATTGAAAAACAATACGACATGGCACTTAACGCAAGTGATTGGCGTGGTGTCAAATACGACAAAAACAAACCTAAATCTTTCTCTCCGCTAAAACAAGTAGAACTAGGCATACTGGACGGGTGTGTGATTGTGTTCTCTGATGCTCACTTCATACCTGGTCAACGTACAACAGCCTTTAAAGGGCTTCTATGGGCTATAGAACAGTTTAAACCTAAAGCAATAATCTGTAACGGGGATGCCTTTGATGGAGCGTCTATCTCTCGCCATGACGTCACTGACCAACCACAAACTTCTGTTATCCAAGAACTAAAGGCTTGTCAGGGTGCGCTAGGTGAGATAGAGGAAGTCGCTAAAGCAGCGAGACACAATGTAAAGTTATGCTTTACATGGGGTAATCACGATATTAGGTTTGGCAATCGTTTAGCCCAACACGCACCACAGTTTAAGGATGTTGTCGGGTTTAAATTGACAGACCATATCCCAGATTGGGACTTTTGTTGGGCAGTATGGCCTACTGAACAATGTATTGTTAAACACCGATATAAGGGTGGTGTTCATGCCACTCACAACAATACTGTTAACGCTGGTGTGTCAATAGTTACTGGACACTTGCACTCTCTAAAGGTCACTCCATTCTCTGACTACAATGGATGTAGATACGGGGTAGATACAGGGACTTTGGCTGAGACTGATGGCCCACAATTTACTTATGCTGAGATAAATCCTAGCAACCACAGATCAGGATTTGCTGTGCTAAACTTCTTCAATGGTCAGCTTTTATGGCCTGAACTCGTCCATAAATTTGATGAGGACATGATTCAGTTTAGAGGCGAAGTAATTGATGTAGGTGCGTTTTGAGTGCCTGGCTAATCATTCTGACGGGTGCTATCTACGCCTACATTGCGGGTGAGCAGCTATACAAAGAAAACCCGCATATGGCGATTGTCTATGCGGGTTATGCGTTTTCAAACGTGGGTCTTTACCTACTGGCAAAGTAGCTTATAGGCTACATATGATTTTCAGCATCTACACCTGCAAACATTACTTTTTCTGATGATTCTTCTTCAAAGTCATCTTCATTGCAGTCAACTGCTTCATAGTCAACCGCCCAACCATGTTCTTCTTGGAACTGGATAAACTTTTGAATGACTTGAATCTTCTCAAAGTCATATGTTTCAACTGTAATTTTCTCATTACCAATATAACCAAAATCCATCTCAAATTTCATCTTACTCTCCTTAAAGGTTCTTGATACTTCTCTGGTGGCGGTGGTGGAGGAATCATGTTCTCCGAGGGTGGAGTCCATCCATGCTTTCTCCAAAGGGCTTGAACATCAGACCCTGAAGACCATACGAAATCCTTATTTGGGACAGAGGGGTAACTAATCTTGGAATACGGGGGTTTTTCTATCATTTTGTCGCTCGCATAATTCGTTGATTTCTGCCAAATTTGCCACGTTTGACGCCAGTAACTTCAATAAATCCCTTGTCTAACAAAGCACGATACCTTGCTGTTATTGAGGAATATGGGTAGTTGGGATACATCTCTAGTATCTCATCTGAGATACACCCGTCAGGAAAGCCCTTTATAGCCTCGTAGACAAGACTTTCTAGCTTGGTGGTATCAACTGCTTGA